TTACAGAATCTGATAAAATATTGATGGAATGTGATATAAGTGATGGAAGTGGTGTAGAATTAAATATTGAAGAAATATGAAATACAAAAGATTAACCTCAGAACAGCTTAAAGATTACGAGAATAAAAAACTCACCTCAGAAGATATATTAGAAATGGAGAAGAGGGGTTTTAAAATACCCTTCATACTAAAGTTAAATACTTTACAAGAAGAAAAAATAGAGTTTTCTAAAGATACACTAACAGATATGTTAAAATTTGCTATTGAAAAGGAGTATTATGAAAAAGCAGCTATATTAAGAGACTTTTTAGAAAAAGAACACCCATCAATTAAAGCACCATTATCAAACTAAAACAAATAGATATTTTGATGAAAATGCAAGAGAAATAGACCTATATACTATCCAAAATAATAAATTAATTAAAACTGGAGAAGCTTCTCTACCCTATGGTAACAAGGAATTAATAACCTTACTATCAGGAGGTACACTAGAAGTCCCAGAAAGATTTAAAAAATAAATAGATATGAAAGAAACAATAAAATATGACACCCTCATCTTCGGAGTTGGTAAATCAGGAATTGATTTTGGTAAACAATTAGCAGAGCAATATGCGTTACCAACCGAACCTAAATCAGTTCAAATAGGAGTAAGATTTGAAGCACCACAAAAACATTTCCAAAAATTAATAGATGTATCATATGATTTTAAACTTTATAGAAAATTTGAAGATAAAGGTGTATCCTTACGTTCATTTTGTACTAACAATAATGCCGCCTATGTAGCAACTGAAGTAACATATGGAGATCATACTTACAATGGACACGCTAAAAAAGATGAAACATATAGAAACAATATGACTAATTTTGGCATTCTGATGGAAATTAATGGTATTGAAGATCCATTTACTTGGTCAAGAGAGGCAGTTCAAAAATTGCAAAAAGATGGTATGGGTACTTATTTTTCACCTAACCACACTCGTTTACCTTCTAAAACATCTGAAGGACAATATATTAAATGTAATGTAGTAGATAGTATTCAACCACTATATGATGCTATAGGTGATTATGCACTTTATATAGAAGATTTTATTGAGGATATGAAAAAAGTATTCCCAACATTAGAAAATGATTGGGGTATTTATATGCCTGAAGTAAAATATCTTTCACCTGAACCATTAGTGGATTATAAAAATCTTAGTCTAACTAAATATTCTAACGTACATTTTGTAGGTGATGCATTAAGTGCAAGAGGTATAACAGTTAGTGGTGCACAAGGTATCTATACTGTTGAGGGGATATTAAATGAAAAATTAGAATCTGATAACTATTATAAACAAACTCAATTATGAAAATAGGTTTTTGCGGTACAATTTCAGTAGGTAAAACTACCTTAGTTAATGCTTTAAAAGAATTACCTGAATTTTCAGGTTATGAATTTCGAACTGAACGTTCAAAATATTTACGTGATTTAGGGATTCCCTTAAATACTGACTCAACATTAAAAGGTCAATTTGTATTTTTAGCTGAACGTTCAAGTGAATTATATTTAGAAAATGTAATTACAGATCGTACAGTAATTGATGTGATGGCATTTACTATATCCTCTCATTCAATACCCTATTTTATATGTGATACATTGAATGAAGCTGCTTCGTATTTACTGCGTGAATATGATTATATTTTTTATGTTTCACCTGAAGGAGTTGAAATAGAGGATAATGGAGTTCGTGAAACCGATGCTAATTATAGAATAAAGATTGATGATGAGATTCAAAAGTTATTAATCAAATATAATTCAAAAATCCCTAATCTCATTAAAATATCGGGCACTACTGAGGAAAGAATGCAAAAAATTAAACAAACACTTTTTTCTTAATATTTATAAATAAAAATATACAAATGAAAAAGACTCGTTTACTTGAAATTATACGTGAAGAGATCCAAAATATCCTTTCTGAAGAAGATTTAAATGAAATGGCAAAAATTAAAGGTGATTTGAAATCATCTATTGAAAAAGTAATCAATGATAATCCTGATTTAACAGGGTTAGCACTTAAAAAAGCAATTAGAGCTAATGATGCTGTAGAAGATGCTTTAGAAGGAGATACTTTATATGATAATCAATTAAATAAATTTATTGCTTTAACCAAAGGAGAAAGAACAGTGGGTAAAAGAGGAAGAAAGGCAGATCCTAATAAACCAACTAAAAAACCTTCAACAGGTAAACGAGGACGTCCCGCTGGTAAAACATCCGGTATGGATGCTGAAGATAAAGAAGCAGTTAAAGATGGAGAAAAAGACGATATAGTTAAAACAGTATCATCAACACCAGAAGAAAAGAAAGAAAAATTTAATTTAGGAGTTAAATTCATTAAAAAGTACAAAGATGATAAACCTAAAGTAGATGCTTATTTAAAGAAAGCAAAAGAAGAATATAAACTTCCAAAATCAATGCTTGACGATCTTAAACGTACCGCTGGGAGAGAAGTTAAAGTTTAATATTTTTAAATGAAAAAGGTTATAACATTAGATAAGACTAAATTAATCCTTTTAGGGATTATAGGAATATTAATAGTAGGGTTAGCGTTTTCTCTTTATGATAGAGGAAACGCTCTCTATACTATAGATAAGTACCAAAAACAAATTGACAGTTTAGATTCAGAACTAGTTATTTTACAACAAGAACAAACTCAATTTGAAGCAGAGATACAAAAATATAAAGATAGTCTTATAGTATATGACCATAAGATAGATTCAATAAACTTAAATATAGAAAATATAAGAAACTATTATGGTGAAAAAATCAGCAATATTCGTAATTCTTCTCCTACTGAGTTATACAACTTTCTCACAGACAGATACAAATAGAATTTGTCTTCCATATGACATAGTTCAAAAAATTTCTATTGAGTTAGTTCAAAAAGATTCACTAGAAAAAGAACTTCAAGAAACTCAAACCCTAATGGTACTATATAAGTCTAAGATATCTATTCAAGATAGTACTATTTCAATCCTAGAACAAAAAGAAGTAAATTATTTAGACCAAATTGATAATCTTACTATGCAAGACAGTCTTCATACTGAAGAAGTAAGTAGATTAAAAGAGGAAAATAGTGAATTAGAAAGAAAAAATAAAAATCTAAAGACCACTGTTAAAATATTAGGTGGAGGATTGTTGGGTACTCTAGCTGCTCTTATTATATTAATATAACAAATGAGCCAAGATATAAAAAAAATATTAAAAGAAGAATACATAAAGTGTGCTACAAACCCAGTATACTTTATGAAAAAATATTGTTACATCCAACACCCTCAGAGAGGTAGAATTCAATTTCAACTATACCCATTTCAAGAAAAAGTATTAAAATTATTTCAAGAAAACCCATATAGCATAGTTCTTAAATCAAGACAGCTAGGTTTATCAACCCTATCTGCAGGTTATGGTTTATGGTTGATGATATTTTTTGAAAACAAAAACATACTAGCATTAGCAACAACCCAAGCAACTGCCAGAAACTTAGTTTCTAAAGTTCAATTTATGTATGAAAATTTACCTTCATGGTTAAAAATAACACATGAAGAAAATAACAAATTGTCTTTAAAACTTAAAAATGGGTCTAAAATACAAGCCAAATCCTCAAGCCCAGATGCAGCACGATCTGAAGCAGTATCCTTATTGATAATTGATGAAGCTGCTTTTATTGATAATATAGCCGAAACATGGGCATCAGCACAACAAACTCTAGCTACTGGTGGAGGTGCTATAATATTATCTACCCCTTACGGTACAGGTAACTGGTTTCATAGAATGTGGGAAGAAGCTGAAAATATATTAGATAGTGAATTTTTACCCATTAAATTACCCTGGCAGGTACACCCTGAACGAGACCAATCTTGGAGAGATAAACAAGATATCTTATTAGGTGACCCAAGATTAGCCGCCCAGGAATGTGATTGTGATTTCAACACCTCAGGTGATACTGTATTCTATAATGAATTCATGGAATTCTATGAAAAAACTTATGTTAAAGATCCCTTGGAAAAACGGGGAGCTGATCGTAATTTATGGATATGGGAACCTGCAGATTATTCTCGCCA